CCGGTCCTTCGGGGCCGGGCTTATCCTTTTGGAGAATAAGAGATGCCCCAACAGCTTACCGTCTATCCTTACGGGGAAGACCTTGTAACGCTCGCCGCCAATGGCAGCCTTACGCTTTCCACAACTGGCGAGGGCTTTTACAAAGTCTATCGCCAGGTCGGATACCCCAACTACCCTAACACCTGGTCCCTGATCGCTCAGGGCGATGCAACCGCGTCCGCTACTGTCGGTCCCTATTCCGGCGGTGCGGAACTCCGCATTGAGGCCGGGTCTGACCCTGTCTATTACTCGGCCGGCACCGGCATTGCAGCCTCAGGTGCTGCGGCTCCCATCGTGGCGCCGTTCTTCCCGCCGGCTCAGGTTGGCGTTGTTGCCGAGTACTTCAACGACTTCATGTCCGCGCAGGGTCTTTCGACGGACTGCACCGACACGATTGACTGGGAGTTCACCATTCTTGAAGCCGGAGGCGGTGAAGCTGCCTGCGCGCTGATCGATGGGCTCGGCGGTCTGGTGAAGTTCACGAACGATGGCAACGACAATGACCGCATCGTCGTCAGCAAGAAAGGCGAGGCGTTCAAGTTCACGGTCGGCAAAAAGCTCTGGTTCCGCACGCGGTTCCTTGTTTCCGATGCTGATGACGTGGACGCTTTCATCGGGCTTGTCATCTCGACAGCCACCGATCCGGCCGGCACGGCTCCGACAGATGGCGTTTTCTTCGAGATCGACGAAGGATCTACTAACATCCTGCTGAAAGTGACGAAGAACTCAACGCCTACGTCAACCACGGTTGGCGTTGCGGCTGACGATACGTTCGTTGACCTTGCCTTCTACTATGATGGCGTCAGCGGCATCGACGTCTACAGGAACGGCACATATGTCGCCACTTCCGTAACGACGAACCTGCCGGATGACGAAGAACTGGCCGTCTTCATGGCGATCCAGAACGGCGCTGCCGGGAATGATTACCTGACGGTTGACTACATTTACGCCGCTCAGGAGCGGTAAGTTAACGGGGCGGGTCACAAGCCCGCCCCAATACTTTGGAGAGAGATATGCCACTGAAGAAGGGTTACTCTAAGAAAGCGGTGTCCTCGAACATCCGCGCCGAGATGAAAGCCGGCAAGCCGCAGAAGCAAGCCGTCGCCATTGCGATGAGCACGGCTCGCGAAGCAGCCATGAAAGCCGGCAAGCCTGGCAAGGCGCCTGCAAGGAAGAAGTAATGGTCCGGGTTCCTACCATCGTTTACAGGAAGGGCGGGAAGGACAAACACTTCTCGAAGTGGGGGCCGTGGAGCTCAAAGGGCGTCAACACGCTCGAGGAGTACAACCAGGCCCTTGCCGATGGCTGGCATACTACGCAGGCCGAAGCTTTCGGGCTGGTGGAGAAACCCCAGCCGGCCCGCGTTCTGGCTGCGGTGGAAGAGGGCGAGACATTTGCCGATGAGGCTCCGCCGACCCGCGAGGAAATGATTGCCAAAGCGGGCGAATTGGGCATTCAGATTGACAAGCGCTGGTCAGACAAAACACTGGCGGCCAAGATACTGGAGGCGATGCGGTGAGCTGGACGAAGCGGGAAGTCGTCACCAATGCCTTCGAAGAGATCGGGCTTGCGAACTACGTGTTCGACCTGCAGCCCGAACAGCTTCAGGCCGGGCTGCGCCGGCTCGACAATATGATGGCGACATGGAACAGCCGAGGCCTGCGCCTTGGCTATCCGCTTCCCGACAGCCCCGGCGGATCTGACTTGGACCAGGAAACAGGCGTCACCGACGAAGCAATCGAGGCGATGGTGTCTGGCCTCGCTGTCCGGCTGGCGCCGCTGTTTGGTAAGTCCGTCTCGCCCGATACCAAAGTGACAGCCCGCTCGGCTTACATGGCGCTTCTGAACCGCCGCACGAATACGCTCGAGAAGCGCATTGACGTGAACGCCATCCCGGCCGGGCAGGGCGGCAAGTACTGGCGCTTTAACTCTGACCCCTTCTTGGCGCAGGGCGATCGCGGCCTTACAACCGGCCCTGATGACATCATCAATCTGGAGAGCTGACCCGTGGCGGATATCAACCAGTTAAGCGCCGTCGATACCCTGAACGCGGGCGATCTGCTCCCGATCTGGAAGACGAATAACGGCGACACGCGCAAGGCGGCAATGTCGGTTCTGCAAGCCTACATGCAGAACAATCTCACTTTCCCGAGCGTTGCGGCCGGTGTTAGCCAGTTCGTTCCTCAATACGCCAGCCCGGTTGCTACGGGGTTCACGGTCACCCTGACCAGCAACAGCGACAACCGTTGGCTGATCCTGACCCCGCTGGCCGGGTATGCGGCTGGAACGATTGTTTTTCCGGCGCTGGCCAATGTGGTGGATAACCAGGAGATACTGGTTGTCTCAACGCAGGCCATCGCCGCGCTGACCATCAATGGCAATGGCGCAACCGTCATCGGTGCTCCTGCTTACGTGTCGGCTAATGGTGGCTTCCGCTTCAAGTTTAACGCGCTGGGCGGCATTTGGTATCGCCTTGATGAGGACCTTGACCCGGATCTCGCGGCACTGGCCGGCGTGTCGTCGTCTGGCCTGCTGGCTCGCACGGGCGCGGGCACGGCTGCGGCGCGGACGGTAACGGGCTCCACGGGGCTGACAGTGACCAATGGCGATGGGGTGTCGGGCAACCCGACGCTCACGCTGGACGCCACGCTGGCCGGCATCTCGGCTGTCACAACCGCATCTGACCAGCTGGTCTATTCGACCGGGGTGGACACGTTCGCCACAACCAGCTTTACGGCTGCGGGCAGGGCGCTGGTGGATGACGCCTCAGCCGCGGCGCAGCGGACAACGCTGGGTGTGGGGACGGGGGATAGCCCGACCTTCGCCGGGCTGACGATCGCAGACGCCGGCAATATCGTTCTCAACACGACCACTGGAACCAAGATCGGCACGGCCACAGGCCAGAAGCTTGGCTTTTACAACGCCACGCCAGTCATCCAGCAGGCCGGAACGGGCGAGACGGTTGGCTTCACGGCGGGCGGTGGAACGACCGTCACAGATGCATCCACCTTCACCGGCAATGTCGGCTCAACCGCTTACCGCATATCCGACATCGTCAAGGCGCTGAAAAATCTGGGGCTGCTGGCATCATGATGGAAGAAGTCAAAGCAATACTGGCCGACTGGGAGAGCCTCCGCGTTGAGCAGGGGCCAAGCTTCTGGACGATCGGCGGCACTTACAACGGCCAGTCGCACGGCGGAACCCGCGCCGATCCGATCAGCCTGGCGCATGACTTGGCGAGGATCGCTGGCAGTCCGGTTCCGGTGGTTGAGCCAGAGCCAGAGCCGACGCCCGAACCCGTCGTCTCCGAGGTGGACATGCTTCGCCAGCGCATCGCCCAGCTCGAGGAGCTGGTCCGTCAGCTGACCCCGGCGCCTGAGCCTGACCCGTCCATGCCGCCGCCAGAGGTGATGGCGGAAGCCCAGCCGGATGAGGGGTTGGCGGAACTCAAGGCCAGGCTGCTTTCCGAGTTTGCCAGCCTGCGGAATATGCTGGTTGGTCACATACCGATGAACGAGCCGCAGCTTCTGCGCCTGCAAGCGCTGGAGCATCCCAAATTTCAAACCTGGTTGCAGGGGTAAGCAATGGAACTCGACCGCACATTTGGGCCTAAGTACGGCTCCGGGCAGACGCTGAGCGTCACCGCAACCAGCCAGGAAGTCACGTTTGGAAAGAACAACTGGGCGCTGACGCTGACGAACCTTGGCGCGGATGTTTGTTACGTCCGAACGGGCAATGGATCGCTGACCGCCACGGCTGCGGATTATCCGGTGCTGCCGCTAAGCCAAGTCAGCTTGTCGAAGAACTACGATGACGACAAGTTCGCAGCCGTCTGCGGCGCTGGTGATAGTACGTCCCTTCACATCATTCAGGGCGAGGGCATCTGATGCAGCTCGGGCGCTCACGTTTTCGCAGCCGGATGCGGGCCAGCTCCACCGGCATAACGCTTCAGCGCGAAATCCTGACGCGCTCGGGTGACTATATCCAGACCCGCGACGGGTCTCTTGTGATTGCGAGGGCAGCCTAATGGCGACGCAGAACATCTACTCGATGGTTGATACCTGGAATAACGCAGGTACGACCTTCACGGGCATCGGACTTTCAGTCACCGACACCGCCTCCGCCGCAGGCTCGCTGCTGATGGATTTGCAGGTGGGGGGGAGTAGCAAGTTCAGCGTTACAAAAGCCGGAACAACGACCATAAACCGCAATGCTGCCGCCGCTCCATCTTTGGGCACGACGCCGACAATTTACTCTGTGGGCGCGGATGCGGCTATCAACGATTTTAATTTTGTGTCGGCTGGGCAGGCCAATCGGGTAGTTTTTGCGCGAGTAAATGGAACTGTTGCCTCCCCAACGGCGATTTCTGCCAACGATACAGTGGGGCAAATAAATGGCGGCGGATACAATGGCAGCTCGTATGTGCTGAACAGCGTGCGTTTGCAGTTTCGCGCAAACGAAAACTGGTCTGGAACGGCCAGCGGCAGCAGGCTTGAAATCGTCGCCACTGCAAACACTACTAACAGCCCGGCCAATGTCGCTTGGTTTTACGGCGGCGGCGGCCTTCATGTTGGAGGCGCGACTAATGATCCGGGCAATGGAGCCATTTCTGCACAGGGAAGCATTCGCGCTGCTGTTCTAACAGATATACCGGCAGGCGGAAGCACAGCCACAGGTCTGACGTCTACGTCGACGGCGAACTTCGGCGTCTTCTTCGGCTCCGGCGCTCCCACACTCAGCGCCGCCAAAGGATCGCTCTATCTTCGCAGCGACGGTACTACGACCAACGACCGCGCCTACATCAACACGGACGGAGCCACAACGTGGACCGCCCTCACCACAGCAGCATAAGGAAACCTTATGACTTACACCCTCACCATCACCCCAGACATCTACCCCCAGCCCACCGAGCCGCTCGACAGCAACGAGGCTTACCTGACGTTTGTGGTTAATCGCGCTGCGGAATCATATATGTCCCAATACGCCGCCGCCTCCAAAGAGGCAGGCATCACAGCGGCGCGCGAGGCGTTCAATGCTTCTATCCCCGTAGTTGAGGAAGCCGCCTGATGACGCTTGAACTCACCCCCTCCCAAGTCCAGGCGCTTGTCGGGCTGCTGGATGTGGCCGTGAAGCAGATCGGCATACGTGCCTTCGAGGATGACGTTGCCGGCTTGATGCAGGCTGTGAAGGCTGCGGCGGCGAAGAAAGAAGAGCAGGAATAGCTATGAGCAAGGCGCGCCAGAATGTCGATAAGCTCAACACCTATGGCGTGTCGGCTGCGGAATATGGCGTCAAAAGTGACGGCGTAACCGATGACGCCGCAGCCCTTCAGCTTGCTGTCAACACCGGAAAGCCCGTCATTCTCAAAGCTGGCAGCGTGACGCTTATAGGCCAGGGCATCAGTCACGTTGCCGGATCTGGCCTTGTTTGCTTAGACGGTATTGCCACGGTTCGGGCAAAGACGGGGGTCGGCGCTTTTAACATCAAGACGACCGCCGCCCCGCGTACCGGCGTCGATCGCAACATGTATATGTGCAACCAGAGCGACGATCTTGTCTGGCGCAACGTGGTGCTGGATACCGATGGCGGGACTGAAGTTGTCTTGTCCGGTATCTACCTTTACGGCGGCATGGCGGCGAAAGGCTACGACATACAGGGCGCTGGTTTTAGCGGGTTCTGGAATGGCGTTTGCGTAAGGGTTGGTTCAGTCGGCGCTGGCGCAAACAGGAAGATAGATATCTCCTACGCCCGCAATTGCGGAGCGGCGCAGGGCAACACCTATTACACGGGCGGATGCCAGATGACGGTGGTTGAGATCGACAACGATCTTATCTCCTCAACGCCATCACAGCCCGGCGTGGTGAGCATTGGGACGATTAGCAACATCATGCTTTCAGGCCAGGCGTTTACAGATTTTGGCGCTGAGACTGACGGTCTGAACATCATACACCAGGGCGCTAACTCCACGAGTGGCTGGGATGTCACCATTGGCGTCATCGACACAATCGGGGAAGCGGTCGATATTCAGGGGCGATCCTGCAACGTCACCGTGGGCACTATTCGCAGGACGTATAACGACGCTATCAAGCTGATACACAACGCCAGCAACAATACCGTCACTGTTGGCGAAGTGGACGAAAGCGGGCGGTTTGTCGTCGGCATATTCGGTTCTGACAGCGTGGCGGCCAATTCCGACACGCAGGGAAATGCCATCACCATCGGGACGGTTCGCCGTCCGGGCACTTACGGTCTTGGGACATCGGGCACGACTGCTGTTGTCGGTTTTGGCAACAGCGGCTCAACCTACAAGCCGCGCAAGAATACCGTCCGCGTTGATAACGTGATCGGCGATGGCGTGGCGCTTGATTACGTGGTGCTTGATGGCGGGGCGGGGAGTGACAACGATAACGTGATCGTCATTGGCCGGGCTAATGGATGGGCCGTGCTGTCGGTTTCCGCTCCCCCGCGTAACGTCCGCGTTCAGTATCTAGGCCGTTGTTATGCCCGCATGACGTTGAGTGTAGATCAAACCATACCTACGGCGGCAGATACCCTTGTTGCGTTTGACACGGTCAGCCTGGACACCGAGGGCATCTGCGTAACCGCCAGCAATAAGATCGCGCCCGTCTGGCCGGGTCTTTATCACGTAATCGCGGCTACGCGCTGGTCGGGTGCTAACCAACTTGCCGATGGAAACTGGGCAACGACATGGGTTCAGGCAACAGGGCTTATATCATCCGTCACTGTTGCGGCGTCGGGCGCGTCTCAGGAGCTGGTTGGCCGGTCATCCAGCGCATTTTACATTGATGAGAATGACGTTGGCGGGGTAAATGCGGATATCAGGGTTTACGCCCGTCAGGACACCGGCGGTAATCGCACGATTACAACGCAAAGAAGCGAGTTTGTGGTTGTGAGGGCTGTTGGATGAACAGGGAAGCGCTGGAAGCCGAACTTGCGCGGCTCAATGACATGATCGCAAGCAATCAATATGCAGGCAGCGACGGGGTTGTTCTGTTTGACGTCTCAGAGGCCGTCATTCTGCGGGACAAGATCGTTTATATGCTGTCGGAAATGGACACTTGACACAGATACCCATCCTCTCGGGCGCCTACAGTGACGGGAATGCGGATTTCCGCGTCAGCTACCCCGTCAACATGGTTCCCGTGGCCCAGCCGCAGGGGATCAGCTCGGGATACTTAAGGCCGGCGGATGGGATCGTGCAGCAGGGCACCGGGCCGGGCCTCGATCGCGGCGGGATCGAGTGGAATAACATTCTCTATCGCGTC